TTATGACTGTGAAGCATTACCATGGTGCTATAACTTTGTTACTCTGTTTGAGGAACACGGTTACTGCTACTATCCTATTGCTGACACTTTGTATCCTTATTTAGTATTCATAATTTGGTTAGCTCTAATCATCACCTTTGTAACTACATTGTACGTAGTTCTGATTAGTTTACATCCAAATCGTGTTTACAAAATGCCAGGTATCTTAGAAACTATTCATTATTTGTTCACAGCTGACCGTCTCGGTTTAATCGTACAAGAAGATACTCACGATTATTTCATATTGGTATGGAAGTTACTTTACTTCCCATTCATGTTTACAGAACAAGAATACCAAGCAGAAAGACAGAAGCTTATGACATACGGTAAATTAATAGAAACTACTCAACCACAGCCTTTTAAACGCTTTCCTAAAAACAAACAATATGATAGTGATAGCAAGGGTGGTCATGAGGATCAAGCATTCCTAAGAAGTAGAGTTTACAACACAATGTATTGGTACTTAGTTATGAACCCAGATAATACTTATAAGAACTCATATTATGGTGATCACCGTGCTTTGCATGGAGTCCATAATAATGAAGATAATTTGCAGAAATATGAGTATCAACCTGGTCAGAACACTTACACTGGAAATGATTGTTTATTTTCTATAGACACATTTGGTAACGTTCCTACGCAGCAAAAAGCTTATTTACTACTCAACAATGGAAGAGTGGTTTCATATGAGCCAGTGCCTACTAATTTGGACGTTAAGAGTGCTAAGATTTCTGATGGAATTGTGAAATATCAGAGCCAGATCCGCGCAGGAGGATTGCACGACAACATATTTGATGTTAATCAATATGCTGAAGTGTTTAATTTACCCTATGGAGGAGGATCGGTTACTATATCACAACGCCAACGTAACTATGGAAATCATCACATGTTGAAATCTATGAAAGCTACTTACTTTCTACCACCATCCTTTGTCAATACGGCTGTTATGAAAAAGAACAACTTAATTTTGCTTAATTACGAAAAGAGTTTGCTCATTAACGACCATGGTTTCGTGGTGATAGATACTGCTCAGGCTGAGAAACTACAATATAAATCTACTTTTGATACTGCAACATCAATGTGCAATGTAACAGCACGTGATCCTGCTGGGAAATACTCACAAACTAAATTCATAGATTCCACAGAAGCTGCCTACTTGGTAAAACAAGGCGGTACTCTCTATGCATTTGATTTGAGATATCCTTCTCCTATAACAACCGTTTTACCTGAAGAGAAAGAATATCCCACTATCCAGAAATCCGAAGACAAGCCAGAAATCAAAGAAGAGTTAATCTTCTTAGACGAGAAAACAACTGTGACAAACAACACAAGAAATAGTGCTCAATTAGAGAATAAAGATGTTGTTAAGAACACACGTGTTGGTAAAATTTGTGGCTCACTTCCTTCTAGAGATCATACTGCTCCACTCATGGGATTCGCTAAACGATATCTTAATCCACCTCTAATGACTAATGAAGGTTTGAAAATTAACTTTCCTAAATATGCTAAAGAATTTGTCGGTGAAATTAAGAAGTTAACTGGTGAATTGATTAAGAGTGATAAATACTTGAAACAAAAACATATTGATGAATTGCAAAAAGTCACTGCTGGTACTGAATACGGAGAACGTAAATGTCAGAAGACTGCAGGATTTGTCAAAGCAGAAATCTACCCTAATGGTGCTAAATGGAACAGATTTATTTCCAACCAAGATCCATTGTTAGTGGCTAGATTGATGTGTTTTGTCGGTCCAATGCAGAAGGCTTTTGCTAAGGCAATCCCTTGGTACGCTCCCGGTAAGAAATATAAATTGACTAATGTAATCGCTGGTACTAAAGATGGTGATTTTTCAAGCTTTGAAGGCTCTCAGAGATATATCAGAGCAAGCTTGGAAACTGAACTAGCTTCATTGTTTAACGCAGAATCAAAAGCAGAACTTATTAAGTTACTATTAGATGAACATTGTACTTTGTTCCAATTTCAACTTACTTCTAGAATGAAAAAGAAATTACATATGAAAGATCCATCAGATAAAATTATCATTGATGCGCTGATTGCTAGAATATCTGGATCAGCTATTACCACTGTTGGTAATACAATGATGGCTGGATTTTTGCAGTATATCTTTTACCGTGTTTCTATGGAGTATTCAATTGATAAGAGTTTTAGATATATAAGACTGTGTTATGGTGACGATAGCAAGGCCGATGCTGATCATTTTGATAGATATGCTGCTTTCGTTAAACATCTCGGATTTAATTTAGAAGAGGAAAAAGCCTTGTGTGCTGGACATAGCCGTTTTTGCGGTAAAATCATGGACACTAATGGAAAGAGTACTCTAGATGCTAAGAGAGCCATAGCTAAAGTCTGTATATCATTTGGAAATTACAGTGATTTAATCAACATCTTAAATAAATGGTCTGGATTTTATAATCCTTCTTGCCAACTACATTTGGATAACCCTCTTGCTGTTTTAGGGCATATGAGTTATCTTTACTTGAAAAATGAAAATAAGTTGGACTTGAAGAGTGATAAGGAATATAAATCCGCTGTTGATGGTAACGGTGTTAATGATACGTTTGAATTCGTGTTTGGAAATAAAGCTAAACGCATGCTTCTTTCAGGAGAAATTATCAAGATATTTAATGATCACATAGGTGATGGGTTTGATAAATTTGGTCCTGCCATAGGTGAGTTATTTTATCCGTTTGTCGATGGTTACTTAGTAAACAAAGGCAAGAAAGACGGTAAAGTTGAAGTTAATAACATCCCTTGGTTTGACACTCAAAAGCCATATTTGTTAGATAATGCTGTTAGAGGAGTTTGCATTCACAATTTCTTAGTTAAGAAATATTCAAAATTGTATCCTGGTTATCCAATAGTTTCTGTTGGTAAGTATATTCATAGAGTTAAAAAGGTTTTAAAGGCCGTTGATGTTCCATTTGTGGAACCATCTACGTTTGTTAATAGTAAAGGAGAAACAGTCATAAAGTTACCAAGATTGTGTGTTAATTCAAGGAATTACAGTGAGGGCGCCCACCGTAAACAACACAAATATAATAATAACAAAACAATTCGCAATAACAATGACAAAACAAAGAAAACAAATTTCAAGAAAAACAAACAAACCAAACGTCCTAAGGTTAAACAAAGTAAAAACCCTGGTCAGGAAAGAAATAAACCTGTCCAAGAAAACAAGTAAACCTAAAGACTCAGTTAAAATTTCGAAAATGGGTGGGATAGATTTTATACAAACTATCAAAGCTTACCCTGAAGATCAACTCACAAATGGTGTGAAGATAGTCTATGCTGTAGACATATCACCCTCTTCCTTCGTAGGAACTAGAATGGAACTTTTGTCTAATCTGTACCAAATGTACAGGTATGATAAATTTCATATTCATTTCAAGCCTCAGATTCCTGATGTTATCAATGGAGTGTTTATAACTTATATAGACACAGATCCTGAAGATAGGCAAGAAATATTCTCCAAAGAAGAGTTGCTAAGGTTAGCAAATGCACATCAGTTCGCAGAACAAGTATCAGCCAATAAGAAATGGGAGGTAAAACTTCCAATATTGAAACAAGACGATATGTTCTACACTGGTAATGCAGGTGATAAAAGATTCCGTAAACAAGGTCGATTATATATCATTCAAATTGGTTCTATTACTAATTTTGAAGGTAAGAAGATTACCAAACCGTTAGATTTAGGAATACTTTCAGCAAGATGGTCTTGCACCTTCGGAAATCCACAAATGCAATCGTTGAATCGTGTATTTGATGGGGCATCTCAGAAAAACATTTTACGAGTATTTTCTAATCTCGCTAAATATATACCTTTTTCTGCTACATTTCCAGCTACTCAAGTAGTGGCAGGATCTAGATACCGCCATCGATTACTACCTCTCTCTGATTTCTACTTTCCTTCTACTGGTGATTATCAAGTTATAGTCATCCCTAGATCTTCTACTGTACCCAATTCTCTTAAAGGAGTTCATGCTACGGCTGCTCCTTATTCCGACTCCAATTACTCAAAATCAATTCAGAATCGTGTGTATGATGATAATCCTGGAACTACATCTGACAAAGTATCTAATCTTGATAAGTATCTAAACCAAGCGTTTGGACTTATCAAAGGTGGGATTACTTTCGCTAAGACTGTATATGATGTTGTATCTTTAGTTTCTACATTCTTTGTAGCTAACTTAGACACAGCTGTTACCATACCTACTACTGACATCATGACTCATGTTGACGAGACTGAAGACTCGCGCATGCCTGCTTATGGTGCTACTGTTGTCCACTGGGATGGCAAGAACATTCCTGTAATTGAGATGTACGCTGAATTTGAAGATAATACTCATGCTGTTGATGTGTCAGGTTCTGACTTCACACTCAACTTTGAATTATTACTTTTCAAACTGGATTTAGAGAAGAACGGTGAAGCTATTGATACATCCTTACCATCTTTGAACTTTAACTATATTTCATAATTCTTTAACCGCATTTATAAATTAATGTAAGTCGGTTTGTATCGAAACTCCTTCGCGTGTAGGGGAATCGTAACAACTGGTGAATTTATTCATCTCCGTAAAGGCGGA